TTATTTTTTATATTGATTTAATTGATTTAGTACATTAATAACATGTGTTTTTTTAGTAGGGAACATGTGATAATAAGTCTTTTCTATCATAGTAACAGTATCACCGATTCTATTAGCTACATCTCTACTATCACATCCTAAATTTATCAATAAACTTACATGTGAATGTCTAAATCCATGTGGTGTTATTCTTTTAACATTTGCTATTTCAATATATTTATATAAATATCGTTTAAATGTAGTTGGAGCAAGTGGTTTAACATTACCAAATACAAACATACTACTATTAAAGCCATATAACTGTTTCTCGCTATCTTTATGTTCTTTTAATAGTTTTACTAGGTTATCATCTAAATCGACGAATCTGATAGAATTATTTGTCTTAGGACTTGTAATAATATATAACTGGTCATCAACTTTATTAGATAGAGTTTTATTTACTCTTAAAGTCTTTCTTTCAAAGTTTATATCGTTCCAATTTAAAGCACATATTTCACCAATACGAAGTCCTGTGTAGTAGAAGAAATTAAATACTATGTAATAATATCTATCATCAACTACACTTATAAATTGTTTAAATTCTTCGTAAGTCCAAAAGTTAGTTTCGGAATCCATCTGATTAACAACTTTTTCTGTCTTAACTTTTTGTAGTTTACTTGCAACTTTTATATCAAAATCATAATTACAGCAAGCAAAGTCCAATATTTCTTTTAAATCTGCTATAACTCTATTCTTATGATCTAGCCCTATATTAGATTTGAATACTTCCATTTTCCACATCTCTAATATATTTATTTTAATACTATGTAATTTATATTTTTCAAAGTAGGGTAGTATATATAATTCAGCACGATTTCTTCTGGAATAATATGTTGATGATTTTACCTGTGTTTTCTTAGTAGATAGCCAACTATTGTATACATCAACAAACATAACTGAATTACTGATAATTCCATCTGTAGAAACCTTGCTTAAAAAAGTTCGTTCTTCTTCTTCAGCATCTTTCTTTCTAGAATACATTTTAGATACCTTTTGTTTTCTATTTCCATACATATCAGTATAGTAACATCTAAAGTACCAACTACGACCGTCTTTAGTCCATCTAGACTTATCTTTATCTTGATAAACTGCCATAAATATCACTCTCCTTAATTCTTTTAATCTATTGAATTAGGTTCTTAAATGTGATATAATAAATATACACATAAAAAACCTAATCGTGCCAGATTATTTTTTATGTATTTTGATTAGTCCTATTGCAGTAGGGCTAGTCTTTTTTTATTTGTCTTTTTCAAATTCATTAAATACAATGTATCCTGAAAGTATAAATACAAAAAGTGCAATAATAATTTCTAATATGTTATTACCTTTCCATAAAAAGTAAATGCTACCACCAGCTAAGATTATAGAAACACCTATAATAAATTTGTAGTATAATTTACCATATTTTGATTTTTCAGGATATATGCTACCTGTTATTATTGTTAATCCTAGTATAAGAGATATTATTTTTATAATTAATAAAGTTAATTCGTTCATATAATCACTTCCTACATCTATTTTAAAAATATCTGTACTAGCATATTTTTAATAAATTTCCAAATTTTAACAATCACCATTTATAATATAATAGGGGTGGTTGATTGTGAAATACAATGAACTAATTAAATTACTTAAAGAAAAAAATATAAATATATCATTGTATTTTCTAATTTTAGAGGATTATTATTAGTCCTCTTTTTTAGAACAATTTAATAAGTAACAAAAAATTAAACCTATAGCAAAAGATAAAATAATTTGAAAAAATCTATCATTTTCATAATAAAATTCTGCTCCCATAGCACCAAAAGAAATTAAACTTAAAATTGGTTTAGGAATTTGTAAATCAATTTTTGGAATTTTATCTGCGATAACTGCTCCAATAGAAGCAAATATAATAAAAATTAATAAACTTATTATAAAACTCATCTTATTTTTCTTTTTCGCTCATTTCTTGTATCATATCGGCAATTTTCATTAATCTATTAAAATCTTCTTCTTTTATAAAATTATCATCATCCATTAATCCTTTTTCCTTAAGAATTTTTTTATACTCATCATCATTTGAATTATTAATATTAACATCACCAGAAGTATTATTAAACCTTAAATCTTTAAGTAATAAGTCTTTTAAATCAATATTAAATATTTCTGCAACTTTAATAACATCTTCCATAACAGGTGATCTAGTTCCATTTTCCCATTTACCAATTGTTGAATAGTCTTTATTTAATTTTTTTCCCAATTCTTCTTGTTTTAATCCTCTTGTAATTCTTAAATGTTTAAGATTAGTATTAAAATAATTATCCATAAAATACTCCTTTCATCTTGATTTTACTATATTACAAACAAAAAATCAACAAAAACAAGACAAATTGTCAAAAAACTATTGACACAAGACAAAAAGTCTTATATAATGAGTTTTGTTAGGAGGTAGAAATGAATACACAAAGAATATTAAAAAGTATGAGAATAAAAAAAGGATATACACAAGATGACTTTGCAAATATAAAAAATATAAGTAGACAAGCATATAATGGATATGAGAATAATCCATTATCATGTCCACTAGATTTATTGTTCGATATAGTTAATTCGCTTGAAGGAAATATTGAAGAATTTTTAAATGCACTAAAACAAGACTATTTGTCTTGTAAATTATCAAATTTAAAAGAAAAGAAAGAGTAACAAAGAAGATAATAATAAGCAATCTGGCACGATTGGAGGTAAAAATGAAAAGACCAGCACAAAGATTAACTGCAAAAGAAACATTAGATCTATTAAATAATCAATGGGCAACTACTGAAGATATAATGAAACTTGCTTTCGTAGGAGAGAGCAAAGCAAGAGAGATGACAAAAGAAATAAAAAAAATAGTAGAAGATAGAGGTTATAAATTGCCTAGAGGATTATACCCAATGCAGGTAGTTCAAGAATATTTAGGTATCAATATTAATTATCTAAAAAAGATAGAAAGAGGTTAAGTATGAAATTTATAAAGAAAAATAAAGCAACAATAGTATTTTACATAGTACTAGTAGCTGGAGTATTACTTATATCTTGTAATAATAAACAATATGAAAATAAAAAAAGTATATCTGCTGATATTGGGTTAACAGATATACAGAAATAAAAAATATTTGCAAATACTTTTTACATACCTAATTATAGCAAATAAAGTATGTAAAAGTCAAATTTATTGTTAGGTTGAAAAAAGGTTTGGTTGTAGTAGGAACAGGAGAAATATATATGAATGAAGTAAACGGTTTTACATTTTATAGAAATTATTTTGAACTAATTAGATATCTTCCAAATGAAGAAAGATTAAAAATGTATGATGCAATATTCGGCTATATATTTGAAGAAATAGAACCAGAATTTGATGGTTTAAATAAAGGTATTTGGATAAACCTAAAAATGCCATTAAATACGTCTAAAACTAACATAGAAAATGGTAAAAAAGGTGGAAGAACAAAAAAGCGAAAAGAAACCGAAACAAAACCGAAAGGAAACCGAAAGGAAACCGAAAGGAAACCGAAAGTGGAAGCAAATAATATTTCTATTTTCTTATTTCTATTTTCTAATTTATATATTTCTAATTTAAATAATAAAGATAATATATATAACTTATTAATAGAATATTTAGAATTAAGAATAAAAAAGAAATATACATTAACAGAAACAACAGTTAAGAGATTAATTAATAAACTAAATGAATATGGAAAAACAGATGAAGAAAAAGAAGAAATAATTATGAATGCAATAAACGGTGCTTGGAAAGACTTTTATCCATTAAAAAAAGAACAATTAAAAAACAATAAAATAAATTCGGAAAGGGATAATTGGGAAAATGAATAAAAAAGATTTTAGAAATATTACAGAACTATTAGAAGAAAATTTTAATAAAAAAATAGATATTAGGATTTTAGATATATGGTATCAAGAATTCAAAGACTTATCAGTTGAAGAATATAAAACAATGGTTATTGAAGCTATAAAACAAGAAAAATATATGCCAACATTAGCAAGAATGAAAGAATTAAAAAAGCCAGCATGGTTTAATGTTGAAATTAAAGTAAAAGAAGCAACAAAAGAAGAAAGAGAAGAAATAGAAAAAATGTTAGAAGAATATAGATTGGAGAATTAATGGTGAAAAAATTTAGAAATTTAAAACCAGATGAAATAGATGTAAGAATAAATCAGATCGCAAGTAATTATTGCACGATGCTTTTATACAAAGATGCACGATGCGATATGAATATCTTAGATGAAACAGTAGGAGCAGAGAACTGGAAAAGGGAACATACAAGAGAGAATGCTAATTGTATAGTATCAATCTACGATAGTGAAAAGAAAGAATGGGTATCAAAAGAAGATACAGGTACAGAAAGTTTTAGTGAAGCAGAAAAAGGATTAGCAAGTGATAGTTTTAAAAGAGCCTGTGTTAACTGGGGGATCGGTAGAGAGTTATATTCAAGTCCAAACATAATAACATTTCCTAGACAAGATATGGTAGCAAAAGGTAAAGATAGCGAGTTCTTTCTTAACGATAAAGGAAAATATACAACAAAGACATATTTCTATGTGGAACTAATTGACTACGATGAAAACGATAACATAAGTGAATTGATTATCAGAGATAACAAAAACAATATTCGATTTACGTTATTAACAAAAACAAAAGAAAAGGAATTAGCTAAAAAAGTAGAGAGTATGAAAAAAGGAATTCTTGCATTAGAAGAAAAAGATAACAAATTTGATAGAGAAAAGTTTTATAAATATTTTAATGCTACAAGTGAAATGAATATGACATATAAACAAGTAGATGAAGCAATAGAACTTTTAAAGGAGAAATTAAAATAATGGATTTAAGAATAGTAATACCATCAAGATATAAGGATTTATTTCAAGATAATGACACTATCACTATTGAAGAATTGTTTGTAACAATAGAAGAATTGAATAGTGAGATAGATAAATTACAAGAAGAATACAATGAATACAAACAAAATGTAAATGATAATTATCGTTTTGTTGGAATGTCAGAACAGGTAGGGATAGATAATAGTGATTTTTTGGAGGACAGATAATGAATAAAGTAATACTAATAGGAAGATTATCAAGAGATCCTGAATTAAGACATACAACATCAGGAACACCAGTATGTCAAATTAATATAGCAATAAACAGACCAGTATCACAAGATAAAGAACCAGAAACAGATTTCATTAATGTAGTGATATGGAATAAGCAAGCAGAGAATGTAGCGAAGTTTGTTAATAAAGGTGGACAAGTTGCAGTAGAAGGAAGAATACAAACTAGAAGTTATGAAAATAATGAAGGTAAAAAAACATATGTAACAGAAGTAATAGCAAGCAATGTAGAGTTCTTACAAACAAAGAAAAATGATACATCAAAATCAAATGAAGAAAATACAACTGAAGCAAATGATCCATATGCAGAATTTGGTAATCAAATAACATTAGAAGATTTAGATAATAAAAGTATCATCACTGATGACGATTTACCTTTCTAGGAGGAGTTATGTTAGAAGTATGGAAAGACATTCCCAATTATGAAGGTTTGTATCAAGTAAGTAATATGGGTAATGTTAAAAGTTTATATTTTAACAAAGAAAAAGTATTAAAGAAATTAGAAAATAATCGTGGATATTTATACTGTAATTTGACAAAGAATGGAATAAAAAGAAAGTTTTATATACACAGACTAGTAGGTATAACCTTTGTAAATAATTTAGAAAACAAACCGTTTATAAATCATATCGATTGTAATCCTAAAAACAATCATGTAGAAAATTTAGAATGGTGTACACCACAAGAAAATACAGATTATATGAAAAAATTAGGTAGAAATAAAAGAACTAATATTTGGAATGAAAGAAGAAATAAAAGTAATGAAAAATATAAAAAACCAGTTATTAGATTTAACAAATATAATGGTGAAATCAAGAAATATGATTTTATGAATCAAGTAGTTGAAGATGGATTTAAACCAGGAGATGTATGTAAGTGTTGCAAAAACAAGAGAAAAACTGCTGGTGGATATATGTGGAGGTATGTAGAATGATAGGCACACCAATAGAAATTTCAAAATTCCTATGGTCATTAGACACGGATAAACAGTATGAAATTAAGGAATATCGTAAAAAGAGAAGTTTAAATTGTAATGCTTATTGTTGGGTATTAATGGGAGAAATAGCAGATGTTATAGGAAGAACAAAAGAAGATGTATACAGAGATTATATTAAGAATAAAGGTATATTCCGTGTAATTACATTGAATAAGGAAGCAGTACCAACATTTATAAAAGTATGGTCTGAAAGAGGACTTGGTTGGGTATGTGAAACATCAGAAACAAATAAAGAAGATTTAATAGATGTAATTGCTTATTATGGTACATCTTCTTACAACACTAAGCAAATGTCTAACTTCGTAGATTATGTTGTTCAGGAAGCAAGAAATCTAGGAATAAAGACAAAAGAAGATATAGAATTAGAAAGTTTAATTAATGATTGGGAGGCTAGTAAATGATAAGAGTAGAAATAAATGAAAAATTACCTTCATGTAATGATTACATAAGAGTATGTAGGGCAAATAAAATTGAAGCTGCAAGAATGAAAAGAAAGATAGAACAGCAAATAGGTTGGTACATATTAGATTTACCAAAATTTAATAAACCAGTTAAAATTCATTTTCATTGGATAGAGGGTAATCAAAGACGTGATCTAGATAATATTTGTTTTGCTAAAAAATTTATACTAGATGCTTTAGTCAAATATAAAAAATTAGAAGATGACAATAGAAAAATAGTAACTGCATTCACAGATACATTTGAATATAGAAAAGGAACTACAAAGGTAGTATTGGAGATAGAAGAATGGGAAGAATAAAAAAATTAATAAAATTATTAGAACATAATGAGAAATTATTAAATTTACTAACAGTAATATGTTGTTTAGGTTTATTTACAGTAATAGCACTATATTGCTGGTTATTTGGGTAAGGTGAATTAATTATGTTAAAGATAAAAGATAATATAGATTTAAAAGAATTAGAGAAGTATGGATTTGAAAAATTGGCTAGAGAAAGTTGTTGTAATAGATATGCTTATATATATGATTGTAATGGTAAAACAACAACAAAGTTAGTAGTACATAAAGATAAAACAATTAGAATAGTAAACTTTAATTCAAAAGTAGTTAATTTAATATATGACTTAATAAAAGATGGATTAGTAGAAAAGGTGTAATTATGATACGAAATAAAAAAAGAAAGAAAACATTTACAAGTAATCCAGAATACTTTAAATGGTATAACGAAAACAAAGATAAAATAAACATCATATCAGTAGATACTACAAGAACTAAAACAAAAGTAGAGTATGAAGATAAAGAGGTGGAATAGTGAGTAGAGAAGAACTAATCAGAGATAATGATTACACTGAAGAAGAAGCAGAGAAAATGGTATTACAAAATAAATTAGATAAAGCAAATGAAAGAATAGAAGAATTGGAAGATAGAATAAAAACTACAAAAAAATTGATTAAAGATTTTATTAAATTAAATCTTCAAGTTGTGGAAAAACCAAAAGAGTATTCTTCAGCAATGGTAAATTTATACAAAACTGAATTAGAAACTTACAAAAAACTAGAAAAGTTGTTAAGTGATGAATAATGACAGCAAGAGAAAGAGAAGAATTAATAGATTTTACAATTGGTAAATTAACAGAATTAAAAATAAAAACGCACCACGAAGATTTAAAAAGAGGGAAAATCAGATATGTAAAAAAGACACAAGCATATCAAGATTTGATTAATTTATTGAAAGATATTGAAAGGTGGTAAGAATGAGTGAAGAAATAAATTACATATTAGAAAGTTTAAGGTTTAAAACAAGTATATATAGAGATAAACATAAAAGAAATCTTACATTTAATGATGATGAATATTATTCAAATATTTTAAACGAGTATATAGAAGATTTACAACAAGAAAACCAAGAACTAAAAGAAAAATTGAATTGTGATTTAAAATGGGCTTTAAAATACGATGAGTTGTATAAACAAAACCAACAACTAAAAGAAGATATTAAAGACTTAGATAATCAAAAAGAAATGATGTTTAAAAATATGCAACTAAATCAATTAAAGGTTTGTGAATTAGCAAAAGTATTAGATGAAATAAGAGAATATATAAAAGGAAAATTGGCATTATTTCCAAAAGGGCTTGTATTAAGACATCTTGGAAAAGATTATTTAGAAGATTTATTACAAATATTAGATAAGGTGAAAGAATGATTGCAATGTATGATTTAGAGGACAACCTTATAACAGTATTTGATAACTATAAAAAATGTGCTGAATATTTTAATACATCAATAGAAAGTTTACATAGTCATATATGTAATAGCAAAAAAGGAATAACAAATAAGAAAAGAGATATTAAAAATAAAAGGTGGTGTAGGTTGTATAAAATTGAGGATGATGAATAATGGATCTAAATAAAATAAGAAATATGAGTGATGCTCAATTAACAAGATATTTGAATAATGTATCTCAAAGAAATGCACAGATATGTTGTAAATGTGGAAGAGTAACATCTAAACCAGATAGAATAGGAATATTTACTTATAAAGGTTGTGAAAATAAGAAACTATGTACTTTATGTTATGACTGCTATGTTAGTTTACTAGATTACTTAGAAATATCAGATAATGATTAGGAGAAAATATGATAACAGATGAACTATTATTAGAAAATGGTTATAAAGAGTATCAAACACCAAGTATTAAAAGAGGTTGGGATAGATTTTTCCAAAAAAGATTTAGAAACGAAAAAGGTCAAACAAAGTATTTTATAAATTTTAATGTATGTAAATCATATAAAGGGTATGAAGTAGATTTACAATTTGAAAAAGATAAATATACAATGAATATTCTATTATTTGGAATAGATAAGGATATGACATTAGAAGAAATAGAACAAGAAGTATATGCAATATGGTATGGCTTAGATTGCAAATACTATGATAATTAGGAGGAATAATGAAAATAGATTTAACATACCATGGCAAATTAAATACTCTAATAAATGTATTAGAAAATAAAAAACTTGATGTTAATTATACTATTGATGGTAAAACAGGAAAACCAACTACAACATCAATACTAATAAAAGAAGATAAAAAAGATTTCTTAATGATTACATTTGATTATCAAGAATTAAAGAAGCTAGTGGGAGATTGTAATGAAAGTAAAATGCAAATATTGCAAAACAATATTAGAGAATAATACTAAGTGTTTATGTGGATTAGTTGAATTGAAAAAAAATAGTATAACTATCGACCATAATTTATGTAAAAAAGAATATTGGGATATTATTGAAGAAATAAAATGAGACAGTAGGTGATATAGATGAACAAAAAAATTAAATATACTCCACAAGGATTTAGTTATGTGGATGTATCACTAATAGATTGTTTAAAATGGGGTGGATTAGGTATTTGTGATGGTTGCGGTAAAGGCGGACATCTAAAACTAAAACTTATTTATGTATTAAGAGATACATATTGTGAAAAATGTTTTAATGAATGGTTAAAAAGATCAAAGAAATATTCTAAAGAAGATATTGAATATGATTTAAATATTCAAAAACAACATGATGAAAAATGGTATAAAGTACATGGGGTGATATAGATGGATGAAAAGATATTAAATGATAATTACAAAATATTAGAACATTACGGATTTGTAAATCAAAGTATAATTTGGATAGAAGAATTGAGTGAACTAACAAAGGAAATTTGCAAAAGACTAAGAAAAGGATGTTTTACAGAAGAAAGTCTAAAGGAATTCAAACTAGAAGTAACAGACGTTCAAATTTGTTTAGACCAAATAAAAAAAGCAATATTATATACACTAGAAGAGCAAGAAAAAGATTATTCATTTAAAGTAAATAGAACATTAGGTGAAATAAATGAATAACGAAGAAATAATACACGATATTTCTAGTATAGTAGATTATTTAGATAAATTAATTGATTTACTTAAAAAGTATGATAATTATACCAGAGAACAAGATATTGCAATACAAAAGTTAGAAGAAGCAGTATTCTGGTTAACTTATGGAGTGGAGGAAGAATGAAAGAAGAAAAAGTAATACTTCTTACTAAAGAAGAAGCTATTTCAATAGCAAAAATAGAAGATAACCAAATACATTGTTATGTGAATCCAGGAGTAAATATGTTGGTAGGAGCAGACCATTCAAAAGAAAGTTTTATGAATGATTTGGAAAGAGCAAAAGAAATTGAAGTTGGCGGAGAGCACTGTAGAAAAATGGGACATGCATTAGTTCTATGGCAAAGAAATGAACCATATTTCTTTGAGCATAACGAAGAAAAATTAGTAGAATTATTGAAATTAAAGGAAGAAGGTAAATAAAATGAAAAATGAATCCAAAATTAGAAAAATGTTAGGTAAAAGATTTCATTTGTCAGTAAGTTTAGAGGGAGATAAACTTGAAATAACAAAGTGGAAATTATTTAGAAATTACGAAAATGGAGATCCAATTTATTATAGCAAGGATAATAAGGCAATTATGACAAGTGAGACACATACAGAAGAAGATTTATATAAATTTGCAAAGTCACATAAAAAATATGATTTATATAAAATAAATAAAAAAGAAAGAACATTAATTTTATCTATTATGGTAGTATTAGTAATAATAAATATGTTTATTAATTCAAATACTATATCAACAATTGTTTTAACAGTAGATTTTACTATAATGTTTCAAATGTTTATTGAAATATTTATAGATGATAAAAATTTTAAAGTTGATATGTTAGAAATGAGAGAAAATTTTCATAGAAAATATGATAATTTAATAAAGAGTAATGGAGAAGATAATGAATGTAATAGAAAAGATAACACAAGCAGTAGAAATATTAAATGAAATAGATCAATATGACAGTGGTCTATCTCAATTATTAAGTGAATGTGACGAAAGAGAACAAGACTTATTACACTTCATAGAAAATAATAAAATAAATATGCTATGGTGCTATAAATATGTAAGAGAATTGAAAACAATCAGGGAGCAAAGAAGAAATATCAAAAACGATATGGAAAGAATAAACAAATTCAAAGAACATAAAACTAAATTAGCATCAACAATTGATAACAGACAAATAATGTTGGCCGAAATAAACAAAAGAGAAAAGCAATTAAATTGTCCTTACAAGAACAGGAGATACACAGAAGAAGAAATACAAAAAGTAATCAAAGGGGTGTAGATATGTATTTAGAATATCATGAATTATTAAAAAAATATAAAGATGCATCTAGAAGATATAATGAATCGCTAGAAGAAAGAAGTAAATTGATTTCTTCAGTAATGCTTAAAGCATCTCAGTATAAAGAAGTAGTAACATTTGGTGGGAACACATCATCAGACTCAAATTTAATTGATTATACAAGCGAAATAGATGAAATTGATAAATTAATCAATCAAAGCAGAAATACACGAGATATGTTAAATTATGAACTCAAAAAGAAGGAAGCAGAAATGAGAACTAATGGTGATGTATACGATAAGATTTATATTTATAAATGGATCGAAAGAAAATCTGTATATAAATTTTATCGTTTAATAGGTTATTCTATAAGACAAACTTATTACTTTATTGATGAAATGAAACAAAAATTATACAAAAACTAAAATTGCACAAAATTGCACAAAACTAGGTTTAGAATAGTATCGTGGAAAAATAAAAATTCACATATACTTAGCCTAAGCACTATCATTTAGAGATAGTGTACTGAATAGTATATAAATTCTAGAAGTCTTTGAGGTGTTCCATAATGGAGTAAGTTATGTTCCACATAATGTAGAATTCATACGATAGGACAATATATTATTTAGTACAGTATTTACTAAAACGAAAACATATACCTATCCTTTACTAGTTTTTTCATAGGGTGTATGTATAACTTCCTTTTTAAGACACAATCTAAAGTGTCTTTATATTGCCGAGTAGAGAAGTTAGTCATCTCGTTAGGCTCATAACCTAAAGATCATGGGTGCAAATCCCATCTTGGCGACCAGTTTGAAATTATGACGCAATTATGCGTCTTTTATTATATTAAGAAGCAAATATTAAATAATATGCGTCTAAAAAAGAATAAAAATGGGTTGATAAATATGGATTGGAATAAATGTATGAAACAAATGAATTGCAAGGTATGTAGTGATTACAAATATTGCAAAGATGACATTGCAGATAAAAGAAAAAAGAAGAAGAAACATAAAAAAAGTAGGTGATTAAATGCTTACACCAAAACAAGAAAAGTTTATACAAAATATAGTTAGTGGAATGAGCCAAAGAGAAGCTTATAAAAAAAGTTATAATGCCAAAAACATGGCAGATGATACTATTGACAATAAAGCATGCAAATTATTTAATTCGGACAAGATAAGGGCTAGGTATCAAGAATTAATGAAAAGACTCGAAAATAAAGCTATTATGACTGCAGAAGAAAGAATGATTTGGCTTACAAAAGTAATTAATTGTGATGTTAAAGTAAAACAAGAATATGATAATGAAATTAAAGAATACGATCCATATATGAGTGATAGATTAAAAGCACTTGATATGCTCAATAAAATGGATGGACAATATACAACGAAGATAGAAGGTAATTTAGGGATAACATATGAAGAAGCTATTAAACAAGTAAGTGGTAATGATGAATATTAATACCAAGAAATATATAGAAAAATATATAAAGATAAAAAATAAAGCAAATCAAATAATTGACTTCAAGTTAAATTCACCACAGCAAAGATTATATGATGTAATAAAGGAACAAAAGAAACAAAATAAGCCAGTTAGAATCATAATTCTTAAAGCTAGACAAATGGGATTCAGTACAGTAACAGAATCGATACTATTCAAAGAAACAACTACGAAGTTTAATGTTAATACAGGTATAATTACTCACCAAGATGACGCAACAACGAACTTGTTTAATATGAGTAAGTTAATGTATGATAAACTACCATTAGAAATGAAACCATCACTTAAAGCAAGTAATGCTAAAGAATTAGTTTTTAATAATGATTATGGAACTGGATTAAACAGCAAAATACGATGTATGACAGCTGGAACAAGCGGTGTTGGTAGATCATATACATATACTAATTTACATATATCGGAATTAGCGTTCTGGCCTGGAGATAAAAAAGAAACAATGACAGGATTGTTGCAAGCGGTTCCTAATTTACCAGGCACAATGATAATAATAGAATCTACTGCAAATGGTTATGAATATTTTAAAGATATGTGGGATAAAGCAGTTAATGGTGAAAATGATTTTGTACCGTTATTTGTAGGATGGAATGAGTTAAAAGAATATCAAATGCCTTATAATGGCTTTGAATTAACTTCTGAAGAAAGAATGCTACAAGAAAATTACAATTTAACACTAGAACAATTAACTTGGAGAAGATGGTGTATTAAAAACAATTGCAGTGGGGATATAGAACAATTTAAACAAGAATATCCTATTACACCAGAAGAAGCATTCATCAGCACAGGATATTGTTATTTCAATAAAGAAATAGTAATTAATAGAATAAATAAATTAAAAAATATGAAACCATTAAGAACTGGTTTCTTTTCATATCAATTAAAAGGAAATGATATATCAGACATTAGTTGGGAAGATGATGAAAAAGGATATATCAAGATATATAAGTATGTAGAAGAAGGACATCCATATGTAGAAGGCGGAGATACTGCTGGAGAAGGTTCAGATAGATTCACAGGACAAGTTATTGATAATAGCAATGGTGAACAAGTAGCAACATTAAAAAAAGATTTGGATGAAGATGAATATGCAAGACAAATGTATTGTCTTGGTATATATTATAATGAAGCATTAATTGGTATAGAAAATAATTACAGTACATATCCAACAAAGAAATTAAAGGAATATAATTATCCTAATATTTATTTAAGAGAATTGGAAGATAATATATCAGAGAAAGTACAAGATAAATATGGTTTTGTCACTAACAAAGCGACAAGACCTATTATATTATCCATACTGAAAGAAGTGTTCAGAGATAATATTTGGTGGATTAATGATATAGACACATTAAGAGAAGCGTTAGTATTTATTGTTAATGAAAAAGGAAGAGCAGAAGCTCAACCTGGAGAACATGACGACCTAATAATGGGATTAGCAATAACATACTACATTAGAACGCAGCAAAGATTTACAGTTGAAAAGATAGAAAAAGAAGAAAACATAAAACTTCCGTTTGAATTGGAAACAGAAGTTGAAGAATCATATGATGGAGAGGTGATAAGATGGTAGTCTTAATAAGTGCATTATTTATGGTTTTCTTTATTGGTGGCTTTATTACTGCTTTATATGTAATGAAATTTGCAAAGAAGTATTTTAGCAATCAAGTAGTAGAGAAAACATCAGAAAAAGAAGAGAAACCCACAAACAATACTCAAGATTTAATTAGTGAGTGGTTGTATGGTGTTCCAAGACAAAATAAAGGTGGCGATTTAAATGAATGAAAATGAAGCAACAATCATATGGAAGCAATTTGAACAAGGAATCCAATATCTAAAAGACATGGGTTTATGGGATGAATGGGATGAATGCGAAAGATTTATGGAAGGTGACCAATGGGCACCACCTACACAAAGAACAAAAGCATTACCTAGACCTGTTGTTAATTTAAGTTCAATGATTGCAGAGAATAAAAAATCTAATATTTTGTCTAGCAGTATAAAAATGGTATTTACTCCATCAGAATTATTTGGCGATTTATTATCAAAGTCAGAAGAAGGAGCAGATATTTTTACTAAATTCGCTGATAACATATCAAAAGAAATTGAAGAAGATAATTTAGATGATATAGCACAAGACAGTGCTGTTCAATTAGGAACATATATCTATCATTATTTTTGGGATTCTAGCATAAGTGGTGGAATGCAAACACCATATGTTGGTGGAATGCGTGGAGAAGTATTACATCCTAAAAATGTAATATTCGCTAATCCATCAGAAAAAGATGAACAGAAACAAAAATATATCATTATAGCAAGTGTTGAACCTGTAGATAGTGTAAAAGCTTTGGCAAAGAAAAACAAAGCTAAAAATTGGGAAAATATCAAGCCAGATAATGCTTTAGAAGAAGAAGAATTAGATAATCTGAATGTATGTACAGTTTTAACAAAGTATTCAAGAAAAAATGGTAAAGTTGTATGGGAAAAATCAACTAAGCACTGTGTTATTCAAGAAGCAACATATTGGGAACCTAGCAAAGAGAAAGTTAAATTAAATTCAGATAATGTCGATCCAGAAGAAATAAATGAACCAAGTAGAATTGATGGTTATGATTATTTCAATAAGCAACTATATCCGATAGTAGTACAATCACATAAAAATAGAAAAAGATGTATTTATGGCATTGGAGAAGTTAAACAAGCAATTCCAAACAATAAAGCAGTAAACTTTAATTTAGGAATGATGTTATTAAGTGTTCAGCAAACTGCTTGGCCAAAAATGATACAAAAAGCAAATGCTTTAGCTAGACAAATGATAACAAATGAACCTGGTGAAATAATAACAGATACTACTAAAGGTGCTAACTGGGGTGCTAAATACTTAGAAACTCCAGGATTTAATTCACAAGCATTAACATTGACTAACACATTGATAGATTTAACTAGATCATCAAGTGGAAGTACAGAAGTGGTAACAGGTGAAGTATTAGGTGCTAACATGGCAGCATCTGCAATTATAGCATTACAAAACCAAGCTAAAAAACCAGTAGAAATGTATCAAAAGAAATTTTATAGAGCATACAAGAAAAAAGGAAGAATCTATGAACAATTCTTTAAATATTACTATAACGATGGAAGAATGTTTGGTTATAAAGAAGATAATCAAGTGTATGCAGCACAAATGAACGGTGCAGAATATAAAGATATTAATTTCTCATTAAATATAGAAGTAGGTTCTGGTGGAATGTGGAGTGAATCATTAAGCATTCAATTATTGGATAAGATGAAAGCAGACCAAGATATAACAACAGATGACTATATTGAATTGTATCCAGATAGCATAATGACATTTAAAGCTAAATTAAAGAAGATACGTCAACAGAAACTGTTGAAAGAGCAACAATTATTACAACAACAACTGTTAATGAAACAAAATCAAATAGACCAAGTAAATAGTGAAATAAATTCAATTAATTCAGGAATAATAGCATAGTAATATGCTTTTATTATAATCGCACGGAATAGCGCAAAAATCCAAAAAAAATTCGCATTGAAAGCGCAAAAATCTAGGAGGAAAAATGGAAAACGAAAGTGCAAAAACATTGGAAGTCACTGAACCAATTGAGAGTGCAGAAGAAGTAACAAGCACTCAAGAACAAGAAAACGAAGTTGTTACTGAAGAAAATGGAGAGAATGTAGAGTTTACAGATAGTGAAGAATCAGCTAAAACTGAATCGACACCAACTCAAGAAGATAATTCTAAAGTTGAAGAAAGTAAACCAGAAAAGAAAGTTCAAACTCCAGAAGAAAATTCTAGGTATGCAAGAGAACGCAGAAAAAAAGAAGAAATGGATAATAAAGTCCAAGAAGCGTACAGAAAAGGTCGACTAGAAGCATACAAAGGAAAAATCAATCCTTACACTAACTCTGAAATAAAGGACGAAACAGATATCAAAGTATACGAGAATATGTATGCTTTAGATAAAGCTGGTAAAGACCCTATATCTGATTATGCTAATTACATAGCAGATAAAGAAAGAGAAGCAGAAAAGGAAAGATTAGAAAAAGAAAAAATACAGGAAAATGCAAGAAAGGATATTGAAGATTTTTCTGCAAAATATCCTAATGTTGATATTCAACAATTACTAGATGATGAAAATTTTACTGATTATATGGAAGGTAAAAACAAATCATTAGTAGAAGTGTATGAAAGTTTTAATAAACTTAAAAATCAATTTAGGACAAGTGCTATTGATGTAGCAAAACAGACTATCGCTAATGCTAATGCTTCACCAGGTAGTTTAGGAAGCGGTAGTGAAATGACAATCAGTTATGACAATATGAGCAGTGAAGAATTTAATAAAATTGTTCAAGGAGTAATTGATGGTGATATAAAATAACGAAATCCTGGTAGAAAGAAGGAAATAAATTATGGCAAATGTTGTACAAACAATTACCAACTTAACAGTTGAAAATCAAACATTTTATGATAGAGCATTACTAGAAAGATGTTTACCAGAATTACCTTTATATGATGATGCTCAAAAGAAAAAAATACCAGCAGGAAAGGGAACTAGCATTGAATGGAGAAAGTGGAATAGTTTAGAAGCTGCAGACACTCCATTAACTGAAGGTGTAACTCCATCAGGTTCAGAATTAAATATTACAGCAATCACTAAGAAGTTAGATCAATATGGTGATTATGTAACAGTATCTGACGTATTAGAAATGCAAGCTAAAGACCCAGTAATCACTGAAACAAGCCAATTAGAAGGAGAACAAGCAGGATTAACTTTAAATAAAGTTATTAATAAAGAAATCACTGCAGGAACTACAGTTCGTTATGGTGGTTCAGCTACATCTACAGGTGCATTAACTGCAGCAGATGTATTAACTGGTTCATTAGTTAAAAAAGCAGTTAGAGATTTAACTAAAAATAATATCAAGAGATTTGATGATGGATATTATCATGCAGTAATTAGTGCAGAACAAGCATACGATTTAATGAATGACACTGCAAACGGTGGATGGATTGATGCTAACAAATACACTAATGCTATGCCTTTATTAAAAGGTGAAATCGGATGTTATGGTGGAGTTAGATTTAAAGTATCTAGTGAAACTATGACTGGTGAAGGTGCATCAGGTGCAGCAGTACATAAAGGATTAATTTATGGTAAAAACACATATGGTGTTCCAGAAATTGGTTCAGGTGCTGCAAAGCCAAGAATTATTGTTAAACAAAAAGGTTCAGCAGGAACAAACGACCCACTAGATCAAAGAGGTTCTATTGGATGGAAAGCTATGTTTGCTTGCCAACGTTTAAATGAACTTGGAATCGTAAGAGTTGAAACAGGAGTGTCTGCATAAGGCATTCCTTTTCTTATATAAGAAATAATAGAAAAGAGGAAATAAGATGGCTAAAGAAGTCAAAAATTTAGATGAAAATAAAAATGTAACTCCAGAAATGGACAAAGAAAACCCAGTTAATGAAAATGAAGCATTAATGGAAGAAATGAGAAAATTAAAAGAGGAGCTTCAAGCAGAGAGAGAAGCGATTGCTAAAGAAAGAGAAGATTTAACTGCGGAAAAAGAAAAAATTGCAGCAGAACTAAAACTTCAACGTTCTGATGTTGTTATTAGTAAGGAAGATAAACAAAATGATTTTGAAGAAGCAAAAAGAACTGCTGATAAATTAAATAAAGATTTAATCAAAATTAAGATTCCTGTAGACAAAGAAAACCCAGGTGAAAAACTTGTTCCAGTTACTATTAATGGATGGACTTGGACAATTAAACGTGGAGAAGCTGTAGAAGTTCCAGTAGCAGTAGCAGAATTATTAGAAGGTGCTAATTATCTTTAGCATCTTTTTCATCAAGTTAGTAGATTAGTGAGTGCAACTCTCACAAACTTGACCTAGAAAGGAGCTGTTAATATGACATGGGGAGAAATCCAAATAGAAAGTTTAAAGAAAATGTTTTTAAATAAAGAAATATTAAAAATAGAAGAATTAGAAACATATAAAACAGATAAAAAATATAAAACATATTTAGATGCAATGCCACAGGCTTGCAATGAAGCAATTAATTATATTATAAATCTAGAACCGATTATAAAAGTGGAAGAATTAGAAAAAACTGCCGAAAATGATAAATATGACTTAAAAGAATTAATTAGTGATTATAAAAAATTCCATAACATTAGTTCTGAATATTCAGTAATGTGGAAAATGTTAACTAAAAATATTATAAAAATAGATGGATGGAAACAAGGTAATATTGATATATATTATGAAGCATATCCAAAAAAAGTAACAGGGTCCACATCTGCGGCAACAAAAATAGATTTAGAAGAAACATTTACTAGATTAATTCCACTATATATAGCAGGGGAATTATATAAAGATGATGATTTAACTTTATCAACAATGTATATGAATGAGTTTATGACAAATTTAAATTCAATGATAGATAACAATAATTTTATCAACAATAATATTCAAAGTACTTATAGAATGGAGTGGTAATTATGTATAGCATTCCTGCACAAGCAAAAAAAAATTATTATAGAAATCAAAAATTTAAAGGTGTTGATTTTACATCATCAGAATTAGAAGTAAGCGATAGTAGAAGTCCAAATGCTAAAAATGTAATTAATAATAATGGATATATAGAATCACGAAATGGATATAAAGTATTAAATACAATTGGAAGTAGAATAAATGGTGTGTGGAATATTGATACAGAAGATGAAGAATTATTTTTAGTACATTCTGGAACTTGTTTGTATCAATGCTCAAGTGACTTTAAAGAAAGTGTATTGATATTTAATGGAATGAGTAACAATCGTTCTGTAGGATTGTATTTTGACGAATATTTATTAATATTTGATGGCGTCAGAACCGTAGTGTTTTCAAAATTTGATGGAACTAATTATGAAACTAAATTTTTAGATGAATGCGGATACATTCCTATAACATCAATAGCAAGAGATGCAAATGGTGGTGGAACTAGTTATGATAAATTCAATCTAATTAGTCCATATGCTATTAATACATTTTTGCCATCTAAAATAGAAACAGGATTAGATTCTGAAGGTAATCCTACATATAAAGACCAAGATATATTCAAATTAGATAGGCAAAACATACTAGAAGTAACATTAGTACAGGTTATGGACGAAAATGCTAATTGGATAGATAAAAAACCAACAACAGATTATACATATGATTTAACCAAAGGTGAAGTATATTTTACTCCAGGAGAAAGTCCTGTCTTAGGTAGAGATAGTGTTAAGATAATGTATAAGTATGATAATTCAGCAGATGTTTCAAAAATAAATAAATGTACTATAGCGACACTATATGGATATGAAGGTAATAACTCTAGAATATTTGCTAGCGGAAATCCGAAATATCCAAACTATGATTATTGGTGTGAACAAGATAATCCATTATACTGGCCTGATGAAAATTTTGCAAAAATAGGTATTGAACCAATAATAGGATATTCAAAATTAAATGATGGAACATTAGCTATTCATAAAAAACATAGTGATACAGATAATACGATATTTTATAGAAGTTACAACTTATTAAATGAAACTGAAGTGTTTCCGTTGCAAGATGGTGTAAAAAATATCGGATGTGTTAGTAGATATGCTAATGCAAATTTATTAAATGATCCATTAATATTAACCGAGAGTGGAGTATTTGCTATCGTTGGAAGTGAATATCAAGAAAAATTTGCTATGCAAAGAAGTTATTATGTTAATGGTAAATTGCTTAAAGAAGAAAATATGGAAGAAGCAATTGGAATTAGTGTAGATGGTAAATATTATCTAGGTATCAACAATCATGTTTATATAGCTGATAGTAGATATTTAAGTTATCCATCTAATGCTAAAACAGAACAATACCAATATGAATGGTATTATTGGGATAATATACCTGCAAGAGTATTTTTTTCTTGGAATAATAAATTATATTTTGGAACTGAAGATGGAAGAATATGTACTTTTACCGAAGAATATCAAGATATAGATGTACCAGTTGATGTACATTGGGAAACACCATATTTAGATATGGGTACAACACAATATGCTAAAACAATAAAAACAGTAACATTGATATTAAATCCAAAAGAAATAACAGATATAACATTTGCATATTTGACTGATGATGGAGAATCGGAAATAATTAAGAAAAATTATACTAGCAGTAACTATGCTAAAACAATAAATGAAAAAGAAAAAATTTCTAAATTTATGTTTGTGAAATTTATAATGAAAAATAATACCTCAAATAAAATGAGTTTTGAAGAATTAGGATGTGAATTTATCCTAGCAGGAAGATACAAAGGAGAGTGATAAAGTGGCTACAATAAGTAATAATGTTAAATTATGGCAACAAGAAGCAGAAGAACAAGCAAAAAAATATTCTGATGAAATAAAAAATAGTAATCAATATTTAATAGATCAATTGAATCAACAAAAACAAAATACATTAGAACAATTACAAGCACAAGAAAATAATGCAATTTATAATTTAAATTCAAATAAATCAAATATTAATCAAACAGCAGAAGATAGCGCTAGACAAGCAAATATTAATAGATTATTAAGTTTAAAAAGCAATGAACAAGCATTAAATAGAGCAGGATTAGGAACTCAAGGTATAGTCGGAAGTCAAAACGCTGCAATTAATAATAGTTATGGAGAAAATTTAACTTCAATACTAAATCAAAAAACAAGTGATTTAAGAGAGTTAGAAAAAGAAAAAAATGATACTTTATTAAAATATAATGAAAATAGATTGAATTTATCTAATGAATATGATAGTAATTTAGCAAATTTACAAGCATCAATAGATGATAAAGCATTAAGTCAATACAATACAGTCTACAACAACTATCTAGCTATGAAACAACAAGAATATGAAAATGAACAAAACAGATTAGCAGCAGAAGAAGCAATTAGGCAATATAATGAACAAATGGAATATAAAAAGCAACAAGATGCTATAGCTAATGCTCAAATGTGGGCACAAATAAATGCACAAAAAAATTCATATGACTTTGACGATGAAAATAATGGTAGTGATAACAAAACAACGCAAGTAACAATGCCAGACGGATATTATTCTTCTAAAGCAGATATTGCCAAAGCATTGGGCTTATCAGTAGCAGGGGATTTTGAGAGTTATATAGATAATGATTATATAGATGAAGTTGTAATAAATGGACAAACATATTACAAAAAAGGAAGCAAAACACCATCATCAAATTCTAACAACAAAAATAGTTCTTCGACAAAAAAACAAAACACATCATTGTTAGATAGATTACTTAATGCAAGAAATGGCGGTATGTTTTAAGGAGGAATTACATGGCTAGATATGTTTATAATAATGGTAAAATGGAACAAGTAGATAAAAAAGGCAATGTAATAAATAATAAAGTTCCAATAACAAATTTAAAACGTAATTCAAATGTAAGAATAACAAATAGTAAAAAAAATAATACTGTGTTAGATAAAACAGGAGCAACACTAGGAAATACATTATTACTTTTAGGTAAAGGTATCGTAGATAAAGGTGAACAAGCATTAGATTTTTTAAATGATTGGACCGCTAAAACTAATTCTGCAGCATACAAACTTCTTGGTAGGGATGATTTAGCAAAACAAGAAACTGAAAGTAGAAGAAATTTTATAGAAAGAGATTTAACTAGCGAATTAGGAGAAAAAACTGGAGCTAGTCAACAAATAACAAATAATGAACAAAATGGTTCATTATTAACAAGAGATAATTTAGGTGGTCAAGTAGTTCAAGCTGTAGGCGGTATGATACCTACATTATTGCTAGGTAAAGCAACAGGAATAGGTGAATTAAATAATGCACTTAATGCATCTAAAATGGGAACTTTGACCAAAGTAGGAACATCAGCATTAATCAATGCACCAACAAATGCAATGTTAGCAAGTAGTAGTTATGGAGGAGCACTAGAAGAAGCATATTTAAATAGCGCTACCGAAGCAGAAGCTACAAAGTATGCTATAGGTTCAACCGCAGTAGAAATTGCATCAGAATGGATAACTGGTGGAGTTCCTGGAACAAATGGAAAAGGCGGATTAGATAATTTAGCCGAAAAAAGTATAGATAAAATTAGTAATAAATTAGTTAAGGATTTAACTAGATATGGTTATAAAATGATTGGTGAGGGCGCAGAAGAAGGAATTGCAGAAATAATGTCACCAATATTAAAAAATGCTACATATTCCAAAAATGAAAAAGTAGATTGGAATAATGTTATTAATAGTGCAATAGTAGGTGGTATATCTGCTGGAATAATAGAAGCACCAAATACAGTAAGTAATATATCTAATGATATAAGACAAAATAAGAATAATACTAAATTACCGACTGTTAATGATTTAGTAAAACAAGAAAATAATGCTAATTTTAATAATACAATTTTGCCTACAATTAATGATTTTACGAAAAATAATACAACTGAAAAAACTAATATTTTTTCTAAACAAATAGATGAAGTATTGAATGGTACATATCCTAAAAAAGATATGTTAATTGTAAGTGAAAGTACACCACAAATTTTACAAGAATTAGGATTAAAAAATTTTCCTATAACTATGACTCAAAAACATTTGGATACTATTATGAATAAAGAAGGTAAATATTCTGGGGCTAATTATCACAATTTAGGAGTGGATGTTGTTAAACAATTACCAGAAGCATTAGCAAGACCATTGAATGTATTAAAATCTTCAACAAAAAATGATAGCATTGTCGTAGTAACAGATTTATCGGATCTTAATGATAATATAGTTATTGCTAGTATCGCAATAGATGGAAAAGGAAGAATTAACGACATAATAATAGATAGTAATGTAATGACAAGTGCATATGGCAAAAATAATTATGATATTTGGATGCAAAAAAATAAAGATAATATAATTTATGATATAGATGAAGACACAAAAAAAGGAAATAGTACGAGGATCCAATATCCAAGAAGTACTATTCCCTTTGTTGCTAATAATATACCACAATCCAACCAAAATGTCAAATCTAGCATATTACCTATTACTAATAATATGCAGAATAATGATAATAATACTATAAATATGTCAACGGTTGAAAATAAAAAAGTAACAAATCCAATAGAAATTTCTAAATTAACTAGGCAAGACTCAAATACAACACCAATACTAAAAAAAATAAATGTTAGTACAGGAGATGGTGAAAGCAAATTTGCATCAAATATAAGAAATAAAACAGATATGTTAAGCGAAAGTAGTAAAGATTCAATACTATCAAGTGATGATGTTAGGTTCTATGAAAAAGTAACTAATCAAGAGAGTTTAGACAAAGCATTTGAAAGATTGAATAAGAATGGTAAAAGTGAAACTGAAAATTGGTTAAGAAAAAATAGTGAAAATGCAACAAGTGTAGATGTTGCTGAAGGATGGATATTATTAAAACAATATCAAGATAGTATAGCAAAAGAAACAGATATAAATACAAAAAATGAATTAAATAGATCCATGGTAGAGGTAGCAAAAAAACTTCGAGAAATAGGAACTAAAGCAGGTCAAACGATACAAGCATTTAATATCCTAAATAGATTAACACCTGAAGGAATGGTCTATTATGCACAATCAGAATTATCTGAAGCATATGAAAAAATGTCTAAAAATAAAACTAAAGAATGGATTGATAGCAATAGAGATAGATTTGAATTAACTCCAACAGAAACAAAAAAAATTATGAATATAATGGAAGAAGTACAACAAATGGAAGATGGATATGATAAAAGAGTAAAACTTGCTGAAATTCAAAAATTAATGACTGATAAATTACCGCCAGAAAGAGGCGCAGGAATTAAATCTTGGATGAGAATATCGATGTTGTTTAATCCTAAAACCCAAGTTAGAAATGTTATGGGTAATGCAGTTATAGCACCAGTAAACACTTTTAGTGATTTATTTGCTAGTATAGTGGATGAACAAATTGCAAAGAAAACGGGCATAAGAACAACAGGGAAAACAAATTTAAAAAGTTATACTCAAGGATTTAAAACTGGTTTATATCAATCTTATAATGATTTTAAGAAAGGTATAAATACAAGAAACATGCAAGGTAATAGGTTCGAAGTTACTCAAGGAAAATCATTTAATGATAATAGCACAATAGGTAAACAACTAAATAATGTTGATAGATTATTGTCATTTATGCTAGATGCTGGTGATAGAGGATTCTATGAAGCATCATTTACAAATTCTATAAATAATCAAATGATATTAAATAATACAACGGAAATAACTCAAGATATGATAGACATAGCAACAAGTGAAGCATTATCTAGAACATGGCAAGATAATAATAACTATACAAAATTTGTTTTACAAACAAGAAATGCATTAAATAAAATTAATATCAAAGGTTATGGATTAGGAGATGTTTTAATTCCATTTGCAAAAACACCAGCCAATCTAACTAAAGCTATTATAGATTATTCGCCAGTAGGAATGATTAATGCTATCAATAGTGGAAGAAATTTAAAGAACTCAATAAGCAATGGTCAATATAATGCAAAAATGCAACATCAATTTGTTCAAAATTTGGGTAAAGCAACAGCAGGAACAATGTTATATATTTTAGGATATGCATTAGCTAAAGCTGGAATAACCAGTGGTGAAAGTGACGAAGATAAAGATGCAAAAGACTTTATGAAAAATACATTAGGAGTTAGTTCATATTCAATAAAAATTGGAAATAAAACATTCACATATGACTGGGCACAACCAATAGCAGCACCACTGTCTATTATGGCAAATATAGTAAATAAACAAAAAGAAGGTGCAACATTAACAGAAAATATAATAAGTTCGTTAGATACTGCTGGAAATATATTATTAGAACAATCATTTATGGAAAGTATAAACACAGTATTGAATAATAATGATGGAATAGTAACTGGTATTCAAGAAGCAATACTAGAATTACCATCAAGAGCAATACCAACTTTGATGAAACAAATAGTTGATCTAACAGATGATACCCAAAGAACTTCATTTGAATATGATAAACCTCTTAAAACAGCGGTTAACAAAGTGAAAGCAAAAATACCTGGATTAAGTAAAACATTATCGTCAGTAGTTGATACAATGGGTAGAGAAGTTAAAAGATATGGTGGAAAGAATAATATATTTAATGTATTCTTGAATCCAGCAAATGTTAATACTGAAAATATAAGTGAAAGTGCTCAAGAAATATATAGAGTATATAAATCAACAGGAGATAAAACTGTGATGCCTAGAGTGATACCATATTACTTTGATGAAAAAGGTGTAAAAAGAACACTGACATCTTCAGAAAGAAGTGAGTTCCAAAAAATATCAGGTGCGATAATTGAAGAAAATGTTGCAAATTTACTTAATAATATAAATTATGTGAATATGAGCGATACTGACAAATCAGCAGTTCTTAATAATTTAGTCAATTATGCTTACAATAAAGCAAGATATGAAATGTTTGGCACTGAGATGAGTAATCAATATAATAAAGTTAATGAATGGACTGAACAAGGTGGAACAGTATCTGATTACTACGCAAACAAAGAAGAATGCGATTATTCTTTAGAAAATCCGAAAAAATATAATACGATAACTACATTTGATTTAAGTTATGAAGATTATACAAAATATGCAAAACAAATAAGCAATATTAAAGAAAAATACAGCGATACTGATTCAAGAAAGTATGCTGTATGGCAATATATTCAAAATCAAAAAATAACAAAAGTACAAAAGATATTGTTATACAACTTATGTGGTGGATACAGTATTTCCAATTATAAAGATTATATATTTAATTATATAAACAATCAAAACATAACAAAAACAGAAAAACAAGAAATATGGAAATATTTATATGAATAAGAAGGAGGAGAAATATGGTAAAAAATCCAAAATATGATAATGATTTAGTTATTCTAGGATACCTTAATCAAAGATTAAATGAAACAGAAAAAACAGTAAATAGTAATAACAAAGAAGAATTATCAAAAATCCCAAAAAATTATAGTTCTCCTCCAATTACTCCATATTATAAAGATAGCTTATTATGTTATAACAATAAAATTTATAGATGTATTGCATCAAGGTTACAAGGTGTATTTTCGTGGGACGATTGGAGTGTTGTAGCTACAGATGATACAACTATAAGCGATTTTATAAATAATACTTACGAAGTAGAAAAATTAGAAATACAAGAACAAATAGATGGCAAAGTACAAACATACTATCAAGAAATTGATCCTGCTTTAGAATGGAAAACAGATTTAGAAAAATTCAAACACACAGGAGATTACTGGTATAATACAGCAAATAATACACAATGGAGATATAATCAAATTACGACTACCTCACCAATCACTTACGGTTGGGGACAAGTAAATGTTCCTAATGCAGTATTTGATCTAATAGATAAGAAAAAAAGTATATATACAGAAAAACCAACATCGTATAAAAAAGATGATTTGTGGGTAATTGAAGATACAGTTTTGGATGAAGATTTGCCAATAGGAACTACTGAAAATCCAATTGCAAGAGGCGATTGGGTTTTTTCTATTACTGACAGCAATGTTTATAACAAAGAACATTGGATAAAAAGAGATGAAAAAGTGGATATAACATACTTAGAAACTCATTATTATAATACTGAAGTATTGGATACGAAATTTACGGTTTTAGAAAGTAATGTTGATTCAAAAATAACAAAAGCAAAAGATGAAATAGAATTACAAGTGAATCAAAATTATACTACAAAAAAAGAAACAGAAACCATAGTATATGATTATGATGAAAAAATAGGAAAAATAAATAATACATTAACAACATACGGAGAGAATATTTCTAATCTGTCAGTAGAAAACGGAAAAATATCAGCAAGTGTAACTAATGTTGAAACAATAGTTAATGAAACAGCAGTCAATTTAAATAATAATTATATGCCTACTGAGCAAATAAATGCTCAAAATGACAGTTTAAAAAAGGAACTTGAATATACAACAACAAAAATGACAGAGTTATCTACTACTATTGATGGAGTTAATATTACTGTTAAAACATTAGGTGCTACAATAAGTGATATGAACTATGCATTTAAAACGGATGCTTTGACAATTTCAACATATGAAAGTAAAATAAATTCAAAATTTGATAATATGGGGGTAAAGGTTTACAACTATGAAAAATTAATGGCTATTTTTAATCATAAAGGAACTGGTGTTGGAGATTTGATTGTTACTGGAACTGCTCAAATAGGTTATTTAAAATTTATGAAATCAACAAAAAACAGTAAACCAATAACAGCAATACATCATATTATAAGTGAAATTCAAACATTGGAAGATTTGGAGAGTGGTGAATAATGGCAAGAACTCTGAAACAAACAAAGACCAAAGTTGGTAGTACTTCAAGTTCCGTATGGACTTGGAGGCAAATAGTTAAGGAATATTTTGAAGATGATTATATTACTACAAATAAATCAATAGTAGTAGTAGAAAGCCAATTAGGGAGACCTCCTGGCCAATCATCACAGTCATTTGGAGGAACTGCTACTACAAACATTACCCAGGATGATGATAAAAGAAATGAAACACAAACATGGATTTATGGTAACAAATATATATCAGGTGGTGGATGGTTTACAATTCAAACCGAAGAATTTGAAGTAGAGCACGAATCAGACGGAACAAAGAAAATAACTGTTAGTTCAAGTCTTTCTACATCAGATTTTAATCCAAATTCAGCAAGTGCAACTGATAAAATTGAACTTACAACGATACCTAGGGTGAGTAAAATAACTTGCCCTAGTTTTAATATTGGAGATTCAACAGTAATTAATATAGAAAGATACAGCTCAGAATTTAAGGATACTATTATTTGGACTTTTGGTAATCTTAGTGGAACATTAGCAACATTAACAGAATTAACATCTATAGGTTTTACACCAGATAAAGATAAATTCTATCAACAAATACCAAATAATAAAAATGGCAAAGGTACTATTACCTGTAATACTTATAAAGATGATACTCTAATAGGAACATCTACTTGTGAATTTACTGCTTACACTGTAGAAGAAAAACCAGATATAACATCAACAATTGTTGATACAAATGATACAACGATAGAATTAACTGGTAATGAATCAACAATAATTAAATATATGAGTATACCGAAAATAGTGATCGATGCTACTGCCAAAAATAGTGCCACAATTAAAAGTTATTCATTAATAACAGGTGATGGTAAAACATCTACTACCCAAGAAACATCATTATCTGATGGTATAGCTAGTAATAAATATACAATAGGAGCAACTGATAGTAGGGAATATAGTAATTCAGTAGAACAAACTATCTCAAATTATATTGATTATGTAAAATGTTCATTTATCAACAAAAATATATATAGAACAGAATCGGCATCTAAAGAAATAAAATGTGATTTAACAGGTAATTATTACAATGGAAGTTTTGGAAGTTCATCAAATAATATTAACTTAAAATATAGAACTAGAATAAAAGAAAGGATTTGGAGTGATTATACAACAGTATTCCCCACATTAAATGGCAATACATTTAGTTATAGTGCATCAATAGGAACATCATTTGATATAAATACAGAATATGAAGTAGAATTTGTAATTTCTGATGAGTTAACAAGTGATAAATTAACAAAAATAATAGAAAAAGGTATTGGAGTTGTTGAAATAGGAGAAGATTTGGTTAATATCAATGGAGAATTAACTGAAAACGATAATATAGTTGGTGGTTACGCAGTTGGTGATCTATATATAACAACTAATTCTTCAAATGATCCTAATGTTAGATTTCCAGGAACGACATGGGAACAAATAAAAGATACATTCTTACTTGCTTGTGGCGATACATATGAAAATGGATCTACTGGTGGAGATGCAGAAGTAACATTAAAAATTGAAGAAATGCCAGTACATAAACATACAATTAATGCAATAAATAGTGCAAATGCAAACGGCACATATCGTGCTTGGGCACAAAATGGTTACTCGGCAACTCAAACGGCGGTTGCTGAGACTGCAATGGAAAATGCAGGCGGCGGACAACCACATAACAATATGCCGCCATATTTAGCAGTATATGTATGGGAAAGAACTGCTTAAAAAAGAAAGAGAGGTAGATAAATATGACATTCGATCCAGATACAAAAGAGATAGCAATAAATCGAGGTTCTAGAGGAACAATAAAACTTACTAATTCCGAAGGAAAATTTAAGGTAGGAGATAAAATAAAATTTTCTATAGTAGAAAGAAGACATTACGAAAATGTAGTTTTTCAAAAAGAATATATAGTGACTGAAGAATCTTCAGTTTTTTATTTGACTTTAACAAGTGAAGATACAAAAATTGGAGATTTTATAAATAGAGAAAAAAAATATTGGTATGAAATTGAATATAACAACGAAGTAACTTTAATTGGACATGATAAAGATGGAGAAAAAGAATTTATTTTATATCCAGAGGCAGGAGAGAAAAACGGAGGTGATAATTAATGAATATAGAGGAAGTAATAGAAATAGAAGTACAAGCTGAAGAGTATGGAGCAAGAGGATTAAGTGCATATGAAATTTACTTACAATCTGGAGGAACATTATCAGAGGTAGAATGGTTAGAAAGTTTAAAAGGGGACAAAGGAGATACTGGTGAGCAAGGAATCCAAGGTGAAAAGGGTGACAAAGGAGAAAAAGGTGACAAAGGTGATACAGGAGAACGAGGTCCACAAGGTATTCAAGGAATTCAAGGTGAACCAGGTCCACAGGGAGAAAGAGGTCCAGAAGGACAACAGGGACCGCAAGGAGAGCGTGGCCCACAAGGGCCAAAGGGAGATAGTGGTTTAACAGAAGAAGAAATACAAGCACTGATAGATGAGAGTATCGGCTCGATAGATATACCCGAGGCTAGCGGTGAAAATGAAAGTAATATTTTCACAATAAAATTACCAGCAATGCCTTATTCTAGTACAACTTTTTACCCCGCTGATTTAAACGAAGAACAGTCTAATTCTATTGTTAATATGGTTAGAAATGTATACGACAAAAACATTAAGAAACCGTTATTAGAAGTAATACCAGAAAAATCTACTGATAATAAATTTATGGGTAGTTTATACGGTTTTGGCGGTTTGACATTATTCTCGACACATAATTTTATTTCTAAACCAACAAGTACTGGTAATAAAGCATTTGAGTTTATAGGGTTATACATTTCAAAAGAAAGTTTGGCTGTTTCGTCAGTGGTAGCCGTAATGATGTTAACAATTAATTTTCATTACAACGTAGACACCGACGAAATAACTCCAAATGGAAATATTTATATGTCTAAGGTGTATGAGTTATTAAATTACGAGAAAGCAAATGATAGGTATTTATCTAAAACAAATACAACATCATATACACCGACAAAAGACTATCACCCAGCGACTAAGATATATGTTGATGATACTTTAAAAAATGTTGATTTAAGTAACTATGTAACAAGAGAAGAATTCAACAACACAATAGGAGATATAGAAACTATATTACAATCATTAACAACACTAGATACTGCATCATTATTAATGGATGTAATTGATACTAATTTAAGTGATAAAACACTTAAAGTAGATTTTGGTTCATATACAAGTGATGAATTACTTAAAGCCATTGGTGCAAAAGATGAAAACGGTGGAATGACAGCCGAAACTATGAGTGAATACGGATACTTTGGAATGGGTGACGGCTTTCAACCAACTAGTGATACGGTAATGTTAGTAGGTATGACTGGTGGTATGGTTGAGGCGTTCGGTAAAACATTGAATGTTGCCGACTTCAACGGATCTGACTATTACTTATTAGTAATCAAAGGCGACAATATGTTTACTGGTGAAATAACACCTATTGCTAATATGTCAACGTTAAATGTATACGATAATTTTGTATTCCCGTCTAATATGACTAGTAACAATATGATTGAGGCATATACGGACGGTGTTTTAGGTAGTGTTGAAATAGATAGCGACAACATTATATGGAACTGCTTAAAGGTGGTGGAATAATGGCTGTAAGTGATTATTTAAAAAGTTTACAAAAGGATAAACAAACACTGGTAGATAACTTGGTAGCAAAAGGAGTAAATGCAACGAGTAATGAAACATTTACTTCTCTTGTGCCTAAAATAAATGATATTAAGAGTGGTGGAGACGAAGAATTAGAAGCAAGTTTTATGAGTAGTATAGATAATAGTTTAGGAGCGAATGTAACAAAATTACCTAGTGGATTAACTTCAATAGGGAATAATGCCTTTCAAAGTTGTACCAATCTAGAGTTAACAGAATTGCCTAATGATATAACTTCAATAGGTAATAGTGCCTTTTACAGTTGCTCTAAATTAGCGTTAAAGAAACTACCAGAAAATGTAACTTATATAGGTAATAATGCTTTTTATAATTGCGATAATCTAGCATTAGAAGAATTGCCTAATGGTATAACTTCAATAGGGAGTAACGCTTTTCAAAGTTGCGAAAAAATACAATTAACAGAATTACCCGATGGTATAACTTCGATTGGCAATAGTGCATTTGCCAATTGTACTAATTTGGCACTAACAAAATTACCTAGTAATTTAACCACATTAGGAAATGAATGTTTTATGAACTGTCGTAATATAACTATAAACGAAATACCTAGTGGCGTAACTCAAATAGGCACATATTGTTTTTATGATACTAAAAAAATAACAAATTTGACAATTAATGGAACAATTAAAACAATACCAAGATATGCATTTTATACTTCTGGATTAACAGAATTAATAATTAATAGTCCAGTAACTACAATAGCAGATAACGCATTACAACATTGTTCAAATTTATCTAAAATAGTATTTAATAATATAACATCAGTTCCATCATTGGGTTCTACATCGTTATCTGGTACGGCTATTGCAAGTGGAAATGGTTATATCTATGTACCAGATATATTAGTAGATAGTTTTAAATCTGCAAGTAATTGGAGTACTTATGCAAGTCAAATTAAACCAATAAGCGAGATGGAGGATGCATAGTGGATACAGAGTATATTGAAAGATTAGTAGAAGTAGAACAACGAAGCAAATCAAATACTAAAAGATTAGATGAAGACGAAAGAAAAATTGATGATATACATAATCTAGCACTGTCGGTAAGAGATTTGGCTACAGAGGTTAAACTAATGAGAGAAGATTTGAATAAAATGGACAAAAGAGTTTTAGCAATAGAGGACAAGCCTAATAAAAGGATGGACCAATTATGGGGATTTTTAATGTCAGCATTAATTGGTGGATTAATTAGCTATGTCCTTTTTAAATTAGGATTAAAGTAGAAAGGAGTAACATTAATGACAAAGAAATGGTTAAAATGTGCTCTAGTAAGAGCAATAAAAACAATAGCACAAACTGCAGTTGCAACGATAGGAACAAGTGCATATATAAATGAAGTTAATTGGATGTTAGTTGTAAGTGCAAGTTTATTGGCTGGTATGCTATCAGTATTAACAAGTGTAGCAGGAATTCCAGAAGCGAAAGGGGAATAATAGATGAAGGTATTAAAGAATTATCCACCACATTTAACACAAGGATATAAATCAAGTCATACAGGTAATGATATAGTAGGTAGAAATCCAAAAGGTTATAACGATTTAGATACAATCGTAGCAATGGAAGACGGAAAAGTTACACAAGTAATAAACAACTGTAATGTAAATACAAGTGGTTCTAAAGACTATAATAGTCCATATAAAGATACAAGTAATCCAGGAAATATGGTAGTAATAGAACATGCGAATGGTTATAAGACAAGATACTTACATTTAGGATATAAAACAGTTAAGGTAAAAGTAGGACAAAAAATAAAAGCAGGACAAGAAATAGGTTATATGGGAAATACTGGCTACAGCTTCGGAGGGCATCTTCATTTAGATGTCCTTTTAAACGATAAAAAAATAGATCCATACGACTATGTATTCAAAGGTAAGGAATTCCTTACTCTTCCTAAACCAGTTAGTAGAGATGAAACAACAGATCAAATTCAAGTTATAGAAACACAATTAAGATGTAGAACAAATCATAATACATCAGCAACAGTAATAGGATTTTGCCCAGTTGGAATCTATAATATCCTATATCATTATAACGATGGTACTTATGATTGGTATGAAATAGAAAGTGGCAAATGGATTGCAACAGAAGGAACATGGGCAGTAGTATTAAAAGCAAAAGAAGAAGTTGTTGAAGTACCACAAGAAAATGAAAATAAGGAAGATAGCGAAACAAAACAAGAAGATAATCCAATTACACCAGACCAACCTAAAACCGATGAAAGTAAAGAAAGTAATTGGATTGTATCATTGATACAGATTATAGTTGATTTTATAAAGAAATTATTTACAGCAAAATAAGAATGAGGTAATTAATGAGTAGGCGACCTGGTTCAAAGGCAATTAAATGCCAATTATTTCTAAACTGTGGTAGAGTAGATATGTACAATATGGAAAAGTATGCTAAAGAAAAACTTGTTTTGCACCATCACCCACCGTTTAGAATAACTAAACATACTGTATATGAAGAAAGTTATCTTCTATCAGAAGAAACACACAAAGAACTCCATAGACTAGAACTTGATGATAGAGAAGAATATAATCGCAGAATGGAAATAATAAAAGAAAACAAAAAAATATTAGAGTTGAAAAGAGTCAGGGATTAAGTTCTTTGACTCTTTTTTCTTTACTTTTTAGTTAATTTATGTTATCATATTTAGCCAACAAAGGGGAATAATATGATAGAAAAGGTAATTTTTGATAAAAATATTATATATAAACTAACAAAAAGAAACGATAATAAGTTGATTATTCAATATAATTTAAAAAGCAAAAGAGCGTTCTTTAAAACAGATAAAATGGCGGAAAGAAAAGCTATTTGTATTGATAGAGTGCTAGGTTTGTAG